TGCTAAAAATCTAATGGACTTCTCAGAACCTGTTGAACGATAAAAATCTTTTGCTTTTTTTAATATTCTGATACGGTCAACAAGAGAATCGGAAGGAATAAACTTAACAAAGTTATCATAAAATTGGTCATTGAGAATATGATAGAGTTCATCACCACCTTCTTCAACATAATCGGCATTTAATGTGTCAATGTCATAAAAATCCGGAAATCTTTTAGAAACATACATCAAACCACCATCTTGTTCAAGTGATTTGTAATATGACTCTAAAAATTGAACAAAGAGAGGGTGGTCTCTCCTAACGAAATCTGGGAGTTGTGAATTGACTATATGTGATGTTTTATTATTTGAAGAATCTGTCATTATGTTTTTGGTACCATATTTATTTGGACCGTTCTTGCATTATTTGTATCGATTGCCAGTAGTCTATTTCTTAACGGCGGAATAACAGATAGTCCTGGAACCACATTAACAGTTAATATATTTTCATCATAAAATGGATTCGGTGAAACTGATAATAGAGTTAAACTTGATAGCGTAATAATACCATTTAAATAGTCAATAGTCCCCGCATTATTATTTACATAGACTTTTTGGCCATTTGGTTCGAAATAATATGTTCTCAATTTACCAAAATTGGAACTGAGATTTATTGATAATAATGCTTCAACACCAGAACCGTCGCTAATGCTAACCGTAGCAACGGTATAATTAATACCTGGATTTGTTACGGTAACCGATCTAATTCTTCCACCAACAACGAGTGCTTCTGCGGTTGCACCAGAACCATCACCACTAATGGTGATAACAGGAGTGCTAGAATATCCATAACCGGCATTAACAACACCAATGAAACCTATACCTGTATAAGCCTCAGGAACCTCTTCAAAATAAATTTTTCTTGATGTGCCTGTAGAATCTGGGACCGTTATTTCAGGATATGTGTATATCCTCTGGAACTGATCACCTTTTCTAATAGGTGTATTAAAATTGATGGTATAAGACTGAGTGGTACCTGGAGTTAATAGCACTCTATTTTGTAAATATAATGATATATCCGATGCTGTTATTGATGGCTCAGCATTTTCTATATAATTTTGCAACTGGGAAAGAACGAATGTTGATTGGAAACTATATAATTCGTCTTGAGCATAAGAGTAAATAGAATTCTTGACTTCATTTGAAATATATGCTTCTGTCTGAGTTGTCAATGATGGATTATAATAAACACTACCACCTATAAGAATGAAAATATATTCTGGATCAATGATTTCAGGAGAGACGGTCAAAACATTTCTATTTGTTATTAATGTATTTTTGATATTTTGTTTTTCCAATTGTGTTAGTTTATAATAACCTCTTGTTTTTAAAGATAAGTAAACTTTTCCATAAACTGGAGGTACATTGGTTTCTCCACCCCATACAGAAACGGCCTCGATTTGTGGATAATCTTTTGTTATGAGGGATTCATAATCGTTAACCGTGACGCAACGATTTTGTGCGGTGTAGTAGTATGGAGCACGGAAGCGGACAGCCTCGATGTCCTCTTTATCTGTTCCACCATATGAACCTTGTGTGACTGTGACTTTGACATTATTTTTAAATAAACCGGCAATAGAATCTGTGAAAATATATTTCTGAATTCCGTTAGCAGTAGAACCAACCGTATCAAGATAAGTGACCTGTATAATATTTCCGTTTGCAGGTTTCTGGCCTAATACATTATCACCAAAATAAATTGTATAGTTTAGGTCCTGGTCTTCTTCGAGGAAATAAACTTTAGAATTGGCCTGTATTTCTGTTAAATCTGCGGCCAAGAAATACTGGTCCGTCTGTGTGTTTGATGATGACTCTTGTACCGTAACAATCAATGTATCGGTATCAACGTTAGCAGAAGGAATCTGATATCGGCCGGTAACATTGTTAGCATCTACAACATATTGATGAGTTATTACCTCACCTTGCTTGATAACAACGTTGGCAAATGTAAATGAACCGTTTACCTTATATGCGGTATTGGCATTAACGGTAGAAAATGGATAATTTGTACCGTCAATATCTGCACCCATAAGTCTGGTATATTGGTCTAAAACAATATAACTTATGCTTTGATTTTCGGTATTTTCTGGTGTGACTTTGATATCAATTAAAGACTGAGCACCATGTGCGGAATCGGGAACGTAGTTAATTAACTTAGCATGTGAAAGTATGTTTTTGCGGTCTTGAGCGGTATCGAGGAATGCTTCGTTCGCAATCATGTTTAGGTAGAAAGCATTATAATAGGTATTGTATGCGAGAACGTCCAATAGAACGGACATACCAGAACCTTGGAAGTTATAATCACTAAAAACTGTTTGATTTTGTAAATATTGAATCAGGTTATTCTTAATGGAAGAAAAGTCTAATTCAGTGACTCTAAGTGAAGTATTTCCAGTGGCCATTTAGCGGATTCTCTCTAAGAATAATGTTGATGTTACAGGTAAATTTCTGTTTAGTATTATGTATTGTATCGTAACGGTAAAACCGTTTTGGTCCAAATTATTAACAACCGCAACATCTTGTAAACTAACTCTTGATTCAAAGTTATTTATCACAGCTGAAATGGCGTATTTTAGGTACACGGTTGTCAGTGGAGTGTCCAACTCAAACAACAATGCATTAACGTCCGAACCAAGAGTAGATTGAAACTTTCTCTCGTAATAATTGGTTAATATCAGATTACGGACAGACCTTTTAATATCTTGATTTCCGTATAATATATTAACATCACCTGTCGAAGGATTCATGGCGAAATCTAGGTCCAAATCGGAATAATCCGGATTTCTATTTACATTCGTAGTCGTGGCCATGATAGTCCTTTTAGCGTTTCCTTATTTAGCTCACTGCCAGCTGTTTATCTCACTACTCGCATCTGGTTCTTCAGTAGGTTGGTCCGCTTTGGTTCCCTGTAGTGTAGGTACTTCAGCAGCATCACCAGACTGGCCAAAATCAAAGTTTAGTTGTAGTCCTAATGCTGATATAATAGAACCAATGCCGCCATTTAGATTTAACAAACCACTCAAAGCATCCACATTAATACCAGCACCTTGGCTAACCATACTCAAAATACCTCCGAGAGAATTGATGTTGGTTGACTGACCGGCAAAAGTAGCAGCACCAGAAGGTGCTCTCATATCCATAGAAGCACCAGCGGTTGCTTGATAACTACTCTGTGCGCTATGTATAATGTTTTGAGATGCCTGTTGCTGAATAGAACCTCCCTGCGCCTGCGCGGAGATGTTACCACCTGTCGAACGGACATTATAATTTTGTGCTACTTTTGTGGTCATATTGCCTGTGCTAACCTCATGGTTATAATCCGCTTGTTGAGTCTTAACTTTAACACCTTGCTGAGTAACTTGTACCTGGTGTATAGGTTGTGAACTCTCACCTGAACCTGCGCTGCCAAATAGGCCGTTAAAGTCATTCTTACTCTCATGCCACATTTTGTTCGCACTTGACATAACCATATTTGCACCATCACCAAGAGCATGTAGTCCAAAATCACCGGATGCTGCGACAACCTGAACTTTACCTTTACCAGTGGATGCAATAGATGTATCACCTTTTGCTAACATACTCTGAGCACCACCAGAGTTCAAAGTATAACTACCTTCAACTCTTTTATTGACGGTCTTAGCGGTTGTGTCCATTGTACCACGAACAGAACGATTTAGGTTTTTAGCGGTCATATTCATATTACCTAGAACGGTCAGGTTATAATCTTTATGAACCGTTACGTTATAATCACCGTAGCAACGGAGTGAGGTATCACCTTTTACGGTAATATCGGAAGCACCAGAAATCGTGACACGTTCTTCTCCTAGCACCACCTCATATTTACCATTATGAGTTGTTATTAACATGCCGCCATCTGGTCGCATTTGAATAGCACTACCAGAACGATGTTGTATAGTTACGGTTTCATTACCCTTAGAGTCGTCCATAATAAAGTTATGGCCCGACCTGGTTTTATGTGACCAGTAGTTTGGATATTGGCCGCCACCGTCCATGGCGCGAGCATCTTGGCCTACCTCATACTGACGAGGAGTGGTTTTACCTTCTTCATTTGTATTGAACATACTATCAATTGCTGATGATACACTACCAACTAAATCTACCATTTTATAATTCCTTTATGGCGATACTTGTTTTAAACTTGTTGTTATGTCTTGACCATTAATGGTACTTTTATTTACTTCACTCTGCTTTTGTGAATCCTGCTGTTGTGTTAGTTTCTTATGCATCTGTGTAGCATTTTGCTCTTGCTGCATAGAAAGACGTTTCCACATATCTTGAATTGTTTTTGAAGCGGTGCCAAATATATTGCCCATACCTTGTCCACCAGAACCACCGCCTTCGCCGCCGGAACCGCCGCCAGACCCTCCTCCGGAACCGCCGCCTGAACCACCACCTGACCCTCCGCCAGTATTACTTGAATTACTAGTGGCGCCGCTAGAGTATGCAGTATTACTCATACTATTGGCAAATTCCATTTGAGCATTTGCATTTGCGTATGATACCGTAATTGTGCCGTTATAATCGACCTCTTGTAGTGCGGTACCCCAGGCATTTTCAATCTGTATAACAACATTATCTAATGCCTCACGACCCATAATGGTTGTGTCCCATTGGAGTCTATTCATAACACTCATTAGGTCATCTATTGATTTAACTTGGCCTAAAAGTTCGTTGGCATTTTGTAAGTAAATGCCGTAGTGAACAACACCACCTGTCACATAACCAACACCATTATCGGTTTCATGTCCCTGTATTAGATTACTAAGGCTGTTTAATGCGGTAGACATGTTTGGTGTTAGACCACTATTAATTTCATCCCAATAACTCTGTCCGTTGCCTAATCCACCTGCCTGTGCCATACTGGCGCCGCCGGTTCCGCCACCTTTACCATTTTGTTGGAGACCTTTAAACATCTGTGCAAGGGACATAATCTGACCTGGCAACTGCTGCATCAATTGCTGTGTCATCATTTGGTCGTTTGTCTGTCTTGCTGTCGGAACGTTAGGTATAGATGGTAATCTAAAACCAGACATATCAAATAGAGCACCGTGATTTGGTAGACCATCAAGGGCACCTAAACTATGTTGAGTTCCCTTTTCTTTGATGGTGCGGACCTTGGCACCTCTTTGGGTTGATTCCTGTATTTGTGGCGGTATATTAACATCAATTGTCTGGTTGATAAGTTCTCTTATTGCACCGCTCATCAAGTCTTGACCACCGCCAGCGGAGGTCGTTCCATTACCATTTCTCATAGCATTAGCAAGGCCTAGAATAACGCCGCCGTTTTGACCTAATCCTTTTAAAACATAGACCATTGCTCCTGGGTCAAGACCACCAGGAAATTGTTGCTGGCCAGATTGTGTTGGATTAATTGCAGAACCCCAGAATCCAAGGTCTTCATTACTAACATCAGGTCCATGGTTCAATGACCTTGTTGACATGTTGCTGTTATGAGTTTCATCACTCTTTGGATCTACGACAAAATGGGGTTGAATTGTAAATTGGTCTAGATTTGGATTTGCCATTATATTATCCTTGAATTTCCAGTTATACAATCAAGTGTCGTGGTCGCATAACCACCTAATTGTATGTTGTGCTTCAATGCTACAACTAGATAAGAACCTGAACCATACATCGGAGTGCTTTTATTTTTTCCCTTGCCAGTCCACTTAAAATCAATAATCTGTCCGACATGTCGGTTTGGGTCCCATGGAATGGTAATACGAAAAGCAATCTTATCTTTTTCTAGGAGACCCATTCTAGCCTGTCTTAATAATAGGTATTGTTCTACACCCATATTACAACTATTTTGTTGCTCCGCTGTACCTGAATTAGTTAGTGCAGTTTTATGATTGCCTTTACCGATACCACATCCTCCAATCTCACCACCATATAGACTGCCTGCTTGGTTAGATGGATTAATCGTGCTAACACTATTACCACCTTCAGCACCATTTAGAACGTCGGAGAGATAATCAAAATCACATGGAAAACTGAACGAAATAGCGGCACGGCCGGCGGCAAAAGGTAGCATTGCACCTTCGGAACTAAAGTATGTGGCAACTGATGAACCATTTTGCAATCTCTTTAATGCTCTAAAATAATGTGTTCCTAGGTTTTCAAAAGTCATATAATGTAGAAACGAAGGGTCATCACCTTGATATAGAGCAACATTTGCTTGCTGTGCCACAACCTGGAATGGATGGATATTTTCTGCGATATAATCTCTGGCAGGTCCGGCAGTATCTACAACCGCATTCCTGACACCGGCACAGGATTGTAAAACATAGTCAACAACCCTAGATGGCATTGTGCATTTCCATGATTTAGAAACAAGAGACTTTGCGTCGTTTAGTAGTGATTGGTCGCAGGCGTGGAGAGTTAGTGTTTCGGTCTGACCGACGTTGATGTCCAACTCTCTATTATCTATTCTATAAAGTTGCTGTGAGACCATCATATTATATTTGGTGGCCTTTTGATTCATAATAATAGTAATTGGTTTATTTCTGTAAGATCCCCATATTTTAGGTTGGTCGGCATAGACGAATGACTGCAACGTGACCGCAGTTTGTAATCCAGGTGTTAATAAACTTTCACCGAGAATGACTTCTTTTACCGTAATGTCAGAAAATTGTTCGCCACCGATACCAATCTGTGCATCGACTCGCAAATCATCATAACTACTTCCAGTAGCGCCTACAGGAATATTAGGTTCCATACTATACAAATCCTCTTAAATAACTTGGTGTTGCTGGATTATGTGTGAGATTATCAAATTCTTGCATAATCTGTGAATAGTATTCCGCTTTAATAATTTTAATAATTCTCTTATCATCATTTAGTTTTAGTTCATAATCATAGTAAGAAACTTCTCTACCAGAAATTGTTTCTATAATCGTTCTACCATCTATATTATAGGTATTAACCCCTTGAATCAATGGTATAGAACCTGATTTTGAAATTGTTATAAGGTCATCATAAGTCAAGTCGGCTGTCAAAAATGGTGACTGATAATTGTCGGCCGTGAAAACATTACTATCGGATGTTCTGTAAGATGTGGCAGTCCAAGGTGTGAAATATGCGTAAGGAACACCTGGAACATTATTTGTTGCCCTCTTTTTATCAATAATGAAATTTGTGGTTTGTGTTGTTCCAGCAAACTCATTAACTCTTGTTATATTCATTTCACAATGGTGGGTATTACTCATAGCGTATGCTACTGAACCATACTTATCAATAATCATCTTTTGAAAAGAATCGTAGTTTAGAGGCCAATCAAACTGAGGGTCAATAATCTTATTGGCATAGAGAATAATCCATCCTGCACCTGAATCCTGATAGACATTTTCTGCTAGAATTTCTGGTGTGTCGGAATCAAGAACATCATAGACATAATATGATGATGTGTTATTGATAATGTTTTTTAGAATACCAAAACGAAAAAAAATGTCGGTTACGGTTTCGTGAGGGCCGGTAAGATATAGAACGGTATTATTGATGTCGTATCCAAAAGTTGGAAACTTTCCAAAAAATGGAGTATTAGCAGATGCAATTGGAACGCCTGTCTGATTATTAGCGAATGCCATTTTTACCTCTTGAATACCCAGTCTTCCACTGGGAGTTGTATTGCTTTATCATACTCATTAATGTATATCTCAATGAACTGAGACCTACAATGATTAAAAAGATACCTTTTAATGCAAGGTCTGGCCAAACTATTCAATCTTCTAGAACCTTGTAATAGGTCATAACTCAATTTTAATCTGGTGTTCTCATCCATCTTCTTATCGTTGGCAAATCTTATCAATTGACCTAATAACGACTGACGTTGCCCCACATCAAGATAGTGTAGATTTAAACCTAGAAAACCATTTTGATATGTTTCAATAGGAAATACCATTGGAAATCTATCATACTTTGGTAGATATGCTTTACCCTTAGGGTCATATTTAAAAAAGTATAATCTTCCAATTAGAGCATCTTCACGACCTCTTTGGTCAGATGCTAATAATAGTTTACGAGCCTTAGGACCAGCGGCCTCTAATGCTTTATCAAATAACCACTTTTGTAGGTCCTTTGATGTATATTTTTCCGCCATATAGGTATTTATATCACTTTTTGAATAGGTCAGATTCCGTTATAACTCTAAATTCCCATCCTTTATCGCGGCAAAAGTCCTCTGCCGCTTTCCATTTTGCTTGATTAACTCCGTAAGTCATCACCTCGGTAATATACCTTTTAGTCTTCCTAGAGGGTTTTTTAGGCTCTTGGGTCTGGGCCTTTGGTTTGACCTCTAAAATCATTTTACGCACCTCACCGTCTCTCCCACGCGCCTCCACGTAGAAGTCCGTAAAGTATCGGTGAACCCTATTATCAATGGGTGAGATATACGGAATAACTATCTCTTCGGAACACCAGCGAAGGACATTTGAATTGGTATCTGCCCAATCCATGACCCGCTTTTCCCATCCCGACCTATATACAATGTTGGTCGGGTCTCCAATATATTTCTTAGGATTCTGTGGTTTAAAAAAACCTTGCTTGTAATTATGCGCCATAAATACTATCTAGGTAATACCGGAGATATAAATGCCCAATACTACCACTAATCTTTATTTTCCATTAGTCCAAGATACCACGCAGGGTGGTAGTTGGATGATTATCACCGCCAGGGCCCCTCGTTCCGATTCTGTCGTCGGTTCTGTATCATTATTCATTCCAGGTGCATCTAGTGGTTCTAACTTAATCTTCGGTTCTAGACACGAATACTCAGAAACAAAACTAACTAAAGTTATTGCTGATGCTGCGCTATCACCGATTGGTATTGGTTATAATGCTGTTAATGGTTTATTAGCAATGAAAGGTGCTTCTATTAATCCAAAGGTTGAAGTTCTCTACCGTGATACCGACCTTAGAACATTTGAGTTTAGTTTTATTATGTCTCCTGCAAATCAGGCGGAAGCACAGGTGATAATAAACATCATAACATTACTAAGACAATACGCCGCACCTTCATTAGTAGGAAATTCTTATAGTGATCCTAGAAAAGGTTATATTTCTAATCAGTTTGGATATCTCGGTACTGAGGGTGGAGGATTATTCAATACACCAAATGAGTTCATCATAGAATTCATGACGCCTGATATACAAGGAAATCTTAGAGAAAATAACGCTATACCTAAAATTGGTAGATGTGTTATAGAAGGCATCGAGGTTATGTATAACCCTAATGGTGAATGGAGTACCTTTGCTGATGGTAGTCCTGTCTCAACGCAGTTAAGAATAGCGTTTAGAGAAATGAGAATCATTGACGCTAAAAACATTAACGCAGGTTATTAAGATGGGTATTAGATTAAAACAGACACACGTTCCTAAAAATTTAGATATGCAGAGTTTAAAGGCCGCTGCCGATGCTGCTGGCCAATATGCAAAGAGTTGTCGATTTGCTGCTGTTATTAGACCTACTGGTGAGAGTATATTAAATCTTGTTCCTAGAGATTTAATCTATATGTGCGAGGCGGTAGAGTTTCCAGGTCGCGGTTTCGATGTAACAGAAATTAGATATTGGGGGCCAAAACAGGTATTTCCAAACAATGTCATGTATGGTTCAGGCATTAACATGCAATTCATTTGCCGTCAAGACAGCACCGAAAGAGCACTTTTTGACGACTGGCAGGACATTATCAATCCTGTAAATAATTTCACATTTGAATATCCAGACAACTATTATGCCGACATTTATATATTTCAATTATCAGAGGTTGGCGGTCCTTCAGGTGAACCTGTTGGAACATATGGATGGACTCTACGCAAATGCTGGCCGACATTGGTGAATCCTCAGCAAGTCACATGGGCCGACCAAGACATTTTAAGATTACAAGTTTCATTTGCATATAAGTATTGGGATAGACCAGACTACACAAGATAATGGAGAGATTAGATTATGCTACCAAAGATTGATGTGCCAACATATGATGTTACATTACCTTCTACAAAAGAGAAGATTACGGTTCGGCCGTTTACCGTGAAAGAAGAAAAACTCCTACTGATGGCAATGGAGTCAAAAGATAATGATGAAATTATCAAGACGGTAAAACAGATTATTACCAATTGCTTGATAGGTGGTAAGTTAGAATTTAATAAGTTGCCTTTCTTTGATATTGACTTTCTCTTTATATTCTTGAGAGCAAAGTCCATTGGTGAGAAAGTGGAAGTAAGTCTAACCTGTAATAATATTGTAGATGGTAAAAAATGTGGTAATGTCTTTGAGACGGATATGGATATTGCTAAGTGTGAGATAGAAGAAAAAGAGGGTATCTCACCTGACATTAAGTTGAACGAGAAGCAGGGTATCAAAATGAGATATCCAAATTATAGTTCAATGAAATATGCGGAGTCTGGCAATCCAATCGACCTAAAGACCAACGTTATTGTGAATTCTATTGATAGCATATATGATGCAAAAGGTGTATATTCTTGGAAAGATTATAGCAAAGAAGAATTAAAAGAATTCGTTGAAGGTCTGACTGAGGAGAATTATAACAAGTTGCAGGAATTTGTTGATAACTTTCCAACATTTGCTGTTAAACTAGAGGCGACATGTAATAAGTGCGGTTTCCATCATAACGTGAGGTACACAGATTTCTTTGATTTTTTTACATGATAATGGGACATGATAAACTGGCGAACCACTTTAAAACCCAGTTTGGATTGGTACAACATCATAAGTGGAGTTATAGTGATTTAGAAAATATGATGCCTTGGGAACGATATGTCTATGTTGAGTTATTACAAGAGTTCCTTAAAGAAGAGGAACAAAAGGCCAAAGAACGTGAGATGGAACTAAAGAATAGAAGAAACCACGCTAACCGGAAAAGAATGTAATGTTCAGCACAGATAAAGTTGTTTTTAAGAAATTAGCAAAACTACCAATCTCAAAAAGAATGTCGGTTGCGAAAAGTCCTGAAGGCAAGTCTATTCTAGGTTCACTAACACCTTCTCAACTCGCAGAATTATTCCCAAGATACTATCAACAAGGACTCCCTGATATCGGTGGTTTTCGTGAGGCAACAACTGCCGCTGCTAGAGAACGCCAGTCCGAGGCATCTGTCAGTTTATTAGATAGATTGACAAAGGCAGAAAAAGGTATTGAAGAATATGTTGGTGCGAAATACCATCAGATAAAAAGAAAACTAGGGTTTGAACCAAAACCGCCACCTGGTTTAACACCAGAACAAGAGGCTGCTTGGAGTAAAGTTATGGGTGGCCCACTAGATGTTAATTCTGGTGAAGGTAAAATCTTTAGCAAACTAACAGACCAACAACTCAACGGCATTGGTATTACTAGAAGCAAAGATAATACTGGCCGTGATGTGTTTCAATATGCCCAACCGGAATCCACAAGACAAGAAGCAGAAGCAAGATTAAGAACATCCGGTTCAGTCGAACATCCACAAGGTAAAGCTGGATATAGAATGGTCTATGAAGCTGCAAAAAGGATGGGTGATAAATTTCCGGAAGTTACTGCTGCACAATGGGCCCATGAATCTAATTGGGGTAAAGCACCTTCTGGAAAAAATAATGTATTCGGTCAAAAAGCCAGAGCAGGTGAAGAAGGTACCGTTGTCGGTACACATGAGAATTATGGTGGTGGTTCTGTCGCCATTAGAGATAAGTTCAAAGATTATAATA